AGAATACATATTGGGCCAGATAGGTTTTTGGTTGAATGTATGTGTGTCTTCCACCACCCATGACTGACTCCAAGTAGGCTTGCCAACTCCCCAAGAGTAATTCGTAGAAATCCGCATAATCGCTCTACGCGCTCTTGGTTCCAGCGCTCCTTAATGTTAAGTTTCGCATAATGTGAATCTATGATTAAGGATGCGGTAGTGTTAGAAGGTTGGTTTATATACCTAAGCTTCTTCTTCGTCTGTACCGTCTTCGTCCTCGGAGTCTTCTTCTTCTTCGTCGTCATACTCTTCGTCATCAGACTCCTTTAGGCTAATATCATAAACTTCATCAAGTGGCGCGGATAGCCTGTTATCCGACAATTCACTTACTTTGAAGCATGCGCTTACTTTGATTAAATCACCTGGTGAAATCCCGTCGAAGTCCTCAAGTAGGTCAGGGTTATTCTTTAAGTCGATATTAAGTATACTCTCCATGTTATTGATTTTAATTAGTAACAAACAAAAAATCAAGCGCCAATATCTATTATTTCCGTACCTGCCGACTGGGATACTCCAGCAGTTGTTGCATCATGATACAATAGCACATAGCTCATAGCATCGAATGCGTGGACATAATCACTTCTTTTTGGTTTGTATGCTAGGTTTGGGTCATAGGTTTTCCCTTGCGGGGTCGATATTAGATTCTTAAACGCTTTTTTCATTTCAGTACATTGTGCAGACAGAAGCAGGGCATCCTGTTGCAATCTAGCTATTGTTATTCGAACTCTATTCTCTACACTTCCTGCAAATTTTGGACAGGCACGCATTCTGATTGGCTCCATATTGAATGTGTCTGCCTTATCACGCGAAATTTGCTCAATATCCCTAACATCATAACTTCCCGTCTTTGCACGATATTGATTAAATGCAGAGTTGTCGGATATGTGAATATACTTAAATTCATGACCCATTTTGCGATTCCAATATGCCATCTTTCTCATAACCAATGGAATCAGCGTAGTGTATGGTAACTTCTTCCTTATTGTTACCATCTCATCAAATATTATCCACGGGGAGTTTGGTGCATTGACCAAGTTCTGCATAAAGATTACCGCATTATTTACAGCACCGGGGTCCCATCCGCATATTATTGGATATTTCGTGGATGGTATTAGTCCTTTATTGCTATCTCCTTTTAGATGCAAAGTATCACTGAAGTATGGGGCGAATATTGCATTTCCTGCAGGGCGGTCAATCCATTCACCTCTGACCATTCGAGCTTCCTCGATTGGGTCGGTCTTAACCGCTTCCATAATTCGGTCGTAGTAACCATCCGGAAGATTTTTAAGATTCTCTTCAATCTTTACGTGATAAACCGAATAATCTTCATTCCAGTTCCCATCTTCATCGTATGGTTCCACGAAGAATCTTTTGTACACCCAATGCTCCGGGCCATCGGGGTTGCACGCTGCTAGATATTGCTGCGGTCCATGGATACCTTGTCGTCTACCAATCTGCTGAACTACTGCATTGAAATAATCCTGCGTATCTAAGTTGGTCAGCTCATCCACAAATACTAAGCTAGGCTCAAACCCCTTAATTCTATCTTTTATAAAGGCACCATAAGGAACTGAAATAAGGACAACCCTAGAATACCCACCAAACCTATTTTTGATGTCCATATATAAGTTCTTCTGAGTGTCCTGTCGTTCATCTGTATGCTCTAAGTCAATCCCTTCGACCCACTCGGGTAGAATCTCTACCTGCAGCTTGTGCCACACACCTCCCATAGTAGCTTGTGACCGAACACCAACTATGATTAAAGCAAGGGCATTAAAGTTCTCGTAACAATGTCTAACTAGCTTATGGCCACCAAGGGAAAATGTTTTCCCAGAGCCACGCTCTCCATATGCGAGTATATACTTGGAGCTATCGTCGAATATCTTTCTCTGAGTAAGTGAAAGGCTTGGAATCCACGGTTCTGCATTCTTTACCTCCTCATCGGAAGTATCGTCCGAGAATTGCTCAATTATTGCTTTGTCATTGAGCTTCTTCAAGATTCTTCAATTCCTTAAGAGGCATAAAGCCTGGTTTTTTCTTTTTCTTCTTCTCGCTCTTTTCAGTCAATTTAAGCATGGTCTCTAATCCTTTAAGCATTCGGTCGAAAAATTTACCTTGTTGCTCGCAAGCAGATAACATGAGCCGAGTTTTAAGAATCCTTTCTTCAGCATCCATGCCTCCTAGCTCTAAGTCTTCTTTAAGCTTCTCGGTAACTTCGAACAAAGTCATATTCTGACGGATATTTACTTTTTGAGTGACTCGTAGTGCTTCTGCCATAAGTAGTCCCACGGAATCGTCGAACTCTTTAAAAATCTGCAACTTCTCTACATTGTCAGGATTGCTCAGTAGAGATTCTAAATCTTTATTAAAAACAGCCCTTGAGTTTTCATTAACAGCATCCAGTAAATCTTTATCTTGGGGAACTATAGGCTCAATAGGCTTGCGAACCATCAGTTCCTTTTCGTTGGGCAGTGGGTCTTCAACGCCGTTCTTAACCCAAATTGCTCTCAATTGAGGCTCCTTGTATACGCGCTCCCTGATGCTTTTTGGCGTGCAACCGAAATGTTCTGCCACTTTTGCGTAGTCTCCATCGAACTCCTTCAAAGCTCTCGCCAGCGACTCGAATTTAATTTTGTGTGTTCGAGGCACTGAGGATAGCAATTAGTGGTTTAAATGTAGTATCCCAGTACGGACTTACTTTTAAATAAGTATATGAGGGACTCGTGCGATTATATGCCATCGCTTTATTTCGGTCGTAGCAGTTAAAAGGGTCAAAGCTACAACCACCGCAAAATCTTTCAGCATCCCCTATGGGTATAGCGTCCCATTTTGTTTGCCGACTGATGTGCCTGACTTTATCCAAAGACAGACCTGCTTTAATTGCTATTTCCTCGTCACTTACCGCCCTGACATGTTTCGTCGCTATCGCTCTTTTTGCCAGGAGTCTTACCAGTACTGGAGGGAATCTTTCTAGGATTCTCCAAGGGTTTCTTTTGCCATCGTTTAATTTCATCTCTGATTGCTTGCATGTCATTCCACTTAGGCTTCGCATGCCCAAGTGCTATTCGTTTCTTGTCACCTGCTCGGTGTCCAACAATCAACCAGTTATCAAAGTACTCCTCCAGTACAGGCCTCAATCTCTCATATAAGTCATGTGCTTCTACTTCATCTCTTGTTGCCATTCACTAAACTTAAAAACCAAATTACTTAAAATCAAACACGACTTATTAAGAATTTTGTATTCCAAAATTTTACCGTATGTCAGACACGTGTCAGACAAATGCCTCGCGTACGCGCGCGTGTCATACCGTATCTCTAAAGAGATACTATAATATATGTGTACGTCAGACATGAATGTCCGACCTACACTTGATAGAAAAATATTTTTCAGCCTCGGTTTTTGGTATCCTTGGATTTTTGTAATATTTCTTGAAGGTGTCATAATTTGCGTGACCCATAGAGTGCATTGTCCACTCAAGTCCTTTTAGCCAATACCCATAAGTCCCAAAACTATGCCTTGCTCCATCAGCAGGGTATTTGAATCCAAGCTTATTGGCGACACGCCTCCGATTTAGTCTAAGAGCATTCCAGGAGGACAGTATATGTCCCTTTCCATTTTTTGGTATCCAAGACCATATATTCTCAGGCAAACCTTCGATAAGGCGCTTTGGTGTCTTGGAGGCAGGGACATCTATCCATTTGCCGTGAGTGATGTGCTCATATTTCAGTTTCTCCATTTCACCCTGTGGTCTAAGACCAGCAAATAGCATTATTGCCATGGGTGTTCTGTATTTTGGATTTAATTCTGCAAGTAAGGCCTTTGTCTGCTCAACCGTAAGAACCCCTATTTCTCTATCCTTCGGCTTGACCCGTATAGTTTTGATTTTCCATTCTTTCTTTTTGCAGTAGCCCACAGAACCACACCAATTAAGAAATATCACAAACGCATTTTTGTAAGTAAATTTACTGCTTTGCGTAGTCCATGATGCTTGCTGAGAAACCTTCCTTGTTAAAAAAGATTCGTCTAAGTCATCTATCTTCTCATCACCAAGCTCCCACTTTAATAACCAGGACAATCTATTCTCTAACTGCTGAAGCTTACCATCCGGATACCTCTCGCCATAATCCTTGAGGTAAAGTTCGATGCCTTGCTTGACCAATGTATCAGCTCCATTTGGTTCTTCGCTTAAAGAAAGTATCCATTCATTGACGTCAAAACGCTTTGCCATCTTGAAGTCCTCAAAGAATTTCCGTCTGCGTTTTCCTTTGTAATTTATCTCTACGCACCAACAGGCAGGGCGGTTATTTTTCTTTCTGTTTTTATCTAAGTAAATTCTCATGGTGACAAATTTGGTGACAAATGAACCCCTATTTTGGTGTCACCACGGGGAAAAATGTAGAAAAATTATCAACAGGGAGTCAAGCTCGTATCCTTGTTATTTAGTGGGATTCCTGCTATTTTACTAGGATTTATCAGAACGATGACTCACGCATTACGAATGATTAAGTAACCCCTTTATTTATAAGGGATACAGAGTTTTGGTGACAACTTGGTGACAGACTAGCGCTTATTTTCTTTGACCATCGCATGGTTTACCCAATCTTGCATTCCCTCATCCCAATGCAGTCCGTGGAACTCTTTGAGGTGAATATATGCTCGTTGTCTGCGGTGAGAGTTCCATGCAAGTGAATCTACCCGCATTTGATTATACTCTTTATTACCTGTGAGGAGTAACTGCTCGATACTAGATTCGTGACTGAGTAGCCAATTTGCAAGAAAGAGCACTGTTCCGACCGCTAGAACTGCTAATGCTGTAGCAGTGTATGCTAATATTCTTATGGTTTTTGTCATTTGGGTAACCTTGCCAGCGAGGTCATGAACATTCGACAATGTTTCACCATTAAGCATTATATTTTCGATTGGCTGCTCAAAAGATACATCTTGGGTTTCGCCAGCAAGTTGGACGCGCATCTTGCACATCTGAGGGGAGCATTTCATAATTTAGTTTTTTGTTTATTTATTTGATTGAGGCTGAACCTAGCAACTTCAAGGCGGTGAGTTAATTTAGGTTCTTTCATTGTGGCTAAATCTACCCAGTCTTGGATGCAGTGGGTTACCATTTGATTAGTTGTAACCTCAAGTTTGTCTCGCACCTCCACCATTTCATCAAACACTTCTTTAGGGATGCGGGCGCTTACGGATACATATTCTTTTTTCATGGCAAGTTTATCTAGTTACCTGCAATTTCAATAATTAATTAATACTTAGTCAAGTATTTTTTTTCTACGTTTTTCCCGCGTTTTGTTTATCTCTGCATAAGTTAATAAAGTTTGCTTTTATTTGCATTTGTTTTTGCTAACCTAAAATGCAGATGGGCAAAAATTTAAAAGTAAAGGCAATGTTACTGAGGAAGGGAGAGGTCGTAAAGCTCCTAGGATATTCCTCAAGTAGCGGGTATCGGTACATCGATTACCTAGTTGAAAACGACATTTTACGGCAGAAGTTTCTGCCCGGAATTTCTAAACCAAGGTTTCTTCGCGAAGATGTGGAGGAATTACTTTCAGACACTAAACATGAAGGCGTTCCTGCCTTCGAGCCTCTGGAGGGGCAATTATAATGGAACTAAAAACAACAAATATTAAAGGGAAAGAATATGTACAAGTTAATGAAAGGGTTCGAGCTTTTCGGACTCATCCTGATTTCGCAAATATGTCGATTGAAACGAGTATCGTCGACATATCTGAAAATCGTGTCGTCATGGTGGCTAAGGTTCTTGATTCGGAAGGTCTTATTCGTTCAACAGGTCATGCCGAAGAAATTCAGACGAATCACGGAGTTAATTCAACTTCCTTTATTGAGAATTGTGAAACGTCGGCTGTCGGCAGATGTCTCGGATTCCTCGGCATTGGAGTTGATTCGTCAATTGCAACAAGCGAAGAAGTCTCGCAAGCAATCGCACGACAGGACTCTAAAGGCGATTCGGGACCACTAAGAGACCTTTACAAAAAAGCATCCTCCGAGGTTGAGGCAGGCAATGTAGAAAAAGTAAAAGCCAATGTAGTGAATAAGGGGAGCGAAAACCTTCTTGATTGGAAAGAAGTCACCTGCCCTGTCGGTAAGCACAAGGGCAAACTAATGGGGGAGATTTTCAAGAATGACCCAGACTATTTGGCATGGATGGCAAAGAACATGGAGGCAAAGACTCCTGACTTCAAGATGGCACTAGACGAGGCGGCGAAAGCACTTAACGGAAACGGCAAGCAAGGGTTCAAGAAAGCGGGTTGATGGACGAGCGTGATGGGAAAATGTCGGCTTCCAAAGTCGAAGCAGTTGTACTCTGTCCTGCCTACCTTCAAGCGAATCAAAAGTTTGAATGGTTAGGCGACAGGTCGGCTGCCGATGAAGGGACTGCACGGCATCTTAATGAGGAAGAGCAAACTCCTATTGATGAAATCGGAGACGAGGACAGAAGGAAGTGTGCTATTCAATCTCGCAAGGCTTTGCAATGGTGTCGGGAAACACTTGAGATTGATGGAAAAATCGAAAGAGAGGCGCGGTTGTGGTGGGATGAGGATTGGTCGGGGCAATTAGACTACATGGAACTAGAAGGTAATCGTGCATTTATCGCCGATTACAAAATGCTTCGTGGAGACCATGAACCCGCCGATAAGAATGTTCAGTTGCAAGCCCAAGGAGCATTGGTGGTAAAGAACTACCCTGAAATAGAGGAAGTATTCTTAGCACTCATTGAGCCATTCAATGACCCGACATATACCACAGTCTGCTATTCCAAAGACTTTCTTTTAGCTAAGGGAGCTCTTTTTACTAACGCATCTAGATATGCACTAGAACCAAACCCTCCGGCAGTCGCAGGAAAAAAGCAATGCAAGTGGTGCTCTGCACAACCTTTCTGCCCTGCCCTAAGGGAACTACTAACGATGGGATTAATGAAATATGAATTGGCTTGAAGAACCAAAAGACCTCGCGGAGGCAATGGAGATGGTTCCCTTAATGGAAGCATTTGTGAAGGCAGTCAAATCTGCCGTTAAAGATAAGCTTAATAATGATGTAGAGGTTCCTGGTTTCAAGCTACGAAATAGTGGGAACATGACTTCCTACGAAGCCAAGAAAGTAGCGGAACAACTGATGGATTCTAACCTTATTAAGTGGGAGGACTTGTTGGAATCAATGAAGTTTTCGATTGAAGGACTTGTACCCGTTTGGGCAGAGAAGACAGAGCAGACAATTGCAGAGGCTCGCAAGGATTTGAAATCAAGGTTGAGCGAGGTTGCCATAAGCAAACCAAAAGCATCCTCAATAACTAGAATTAAGTGAATGCAACGAGGCGAGAAGATAACCCTGAGGGTAAAGAAGAAAACCCCTTCCTTGAACACCATGCTGAGATTAAATCGATGGGAATTGTTGGCGGAGAAATCGGACATGAATCGGGCGGTAATGCTCAGCATCGAGTCCGCGTTGTTAGCCGTAGGGTTAGGCTCTGTGACCCAGATAACCTCGTTGGGGGGGTCAAGCATCTCCTCGATGCGCTCAGGATTGCGGAAGTTATTCCTGAAGACAACCCTGAAGCAATCAGGCTCGAAGTCTCCCAAGAGAAAGTCCGTTCGTACTCGAAAGAAGAAACGTGGGTGGAGGTAACAGTATTATGAATGATTTATACAAAGATACGGGATTTATATTATTATGTTTATTGGTCGTGATGCTTTTTGCATGGGCACTCGGAGGATGTGCGAGCTCAATGAAATGTGGCAGTTGCCCGTCCGAAGGGCATGGTGTGTGCCCCTTTAACCCTACTAACTGCTGTAACGGACATAAGCATGATTGATAAAGACGCTAGATTATCAAT